GGACCTACCCTATGAAGAATGGGTGGTATTGAGGGATAGGTACTTGAGTGAGGTGAAACAGCAGGAGCGACCATGATTCCCTACGTCGGATACAGTAACGAAACCCTGAACCAGCAGCCCGAAGTAACTGAGGGTATGCTGATTCAATGCTCCTGTGGTGGATCCCATCCGGTTGAGTTCGGAACTCAGAACGGGGTCAAGAGTGATCTGGTGGGGTTCTATCAGTGCAATAAACAGGATCGCATCTACTTAGCATCCGTCAATGGGTTCCTGGTAGCTGGCCTGCCGGATGTATCGGGGGAGATTCCTAGCGGACAAGAGGAGAGTAAAGAGGCGGAGTAGTCTAATAAGGGACTAACCCCGTCTTTTTTGTGGTTTAATTAGTGTTATTTTCCTTTGTTCCGGAAATCTTGAAAAGGAAAAGGAAAGGGAATCTCGATGCCGAGGAAGTACAAGACGAATCGAGTGGGGAGGCCGCCGGGAGTGACGAAGGTTTCGGAGGAGAGAGTTCGTGCGGCGATCTTGAAGCACCGCGGCTGTGCCTTTGTGGTGTGCAAGGCGCTGGGGATTTCGGAGCCGACGTTTTATGAGTATCTGCGGCGCTGGCCCGAGTTGAATGAGGTGTTGCGGTTCGCTCGGGAGCTGGAGCTGGACAAAGCGGAATCGGCATTGTTTCGCGCGGTGGATAATGGGGAAGCGTGGTCGGTGTGCTTCTTGTTGAAGACTCGAGGAAGGGAGCGGGGCTACTCGGAGAAGCTGGATTTGACGGTGGGCACGGAGCAGGTGAAGGTGGTGGAAACGGTGGTAAGGAGCCGGCAGGAAGCTCGGGAGATTCTGCGCTTGAACGCCGAAGGGAAGTTGGGGCTGATTGCTCCTCCGGTGGATTCTTCGGCTAGTAGTGGTGAGGATCGAAGTGAGAACGAGGAGATGGGTCCACCCGTGATTGAAGAAGCGGGCTAGCATGGCCGTAACGGAACGAGTTTTGAACGTCGCCCTACACGAAAAGCAGAAGGAGTTTCTGGACTCTCGATGCTTTTCCCGCGCGTTCGTAGCGGGCCGGGGTGCGGGCAAGACGTTCATCCTCATGTACGATCTGCTGCAACGCGCGCAGAAGGGCTGCTGGTACCTGGTGGGTTCGCACACCTACGAACGCCTGGAGGATACTGTTATCCGCACCTTCAAGGACCTGGGGGGTAGAGAATGTTTGAACCTGATCAAGTCATTTCGCATGGCCCCCCATCCGCAAGCCTCCCTCTACAACGGCGCCGTGGTGATCTTTCGCTCGACGGAAGTCCCCGATAAGTTTCGCGGTCCTAACCTAAGTGGCGTGGTATTCGATGAGGCCGGCCTGGCCCACGAGGACGCCTACAAGAATGCCATGCTGTGTTTGCGGGAAGGTGGTTTGGGTTGGCTTAGCTTGGGATTCACCCCCAAGGGCCGGCGGCACTGGACCTACAAGAGGTTTGGGAAGAACACTCCCACGAACTACCTAGTCCATTGCACCACTTACGACAATCCCTTTCTCTCCGAGGACTTCGTCCACGAGGCGGAGAAGATGGCCGGCTCTGGCGATTTTGCAAGACAGGAACTCGAGGGGATCTTCCTCGATGATATCGGCGGACTCGAGGTGATTCCAGCTAGTTGGGTGGAAGCGGCCCAGGAGCGCTGGCAACCGGATTCCTACCTGACTCCCCTAAGCTGTATTGGCGTGGACATCGCTCGAGGGGGTAGCTGCCGAACTGTTCTGGCTCGGCGGCACGGCATGCAGATCCATCTGGATATCTACCCGGGATTTCAGACTCCGGACGGCGATTCCGTGGCCCAGTTGGTGGATAGCATCCTAAGTAGATATCCTTTGGGGGCATCTCGGGTTCTGGTCAATGTGGACCTGATTGGTATTGGCTCCTCGCCCTATGACGCCTGTAAGAAGCTAGGCCGGGCCAATACCGTAGGAATCAACTTTGCTTGCCGCTGCCAGGCTACAGACAAGCATCGAGTGTTGCGATTCATGAACATCCGCGCCTTTGCCTACTGGTCCCTGCGGGAGCTGTTGGATCCCTCGGCTAATACCGGATTCGCCTTGCCTAGAACCCGAGTGGGTCAGAATGGCGTGGACGAGCTGGTGGAAGAGCTTTCAGCGGCACGGTGGGAGATGACCGCCACGGGAATCAAGATCCAACCAAAGGAAGAGATCGAAGAGGAGATTGGCCGCAGTCCGGACATGGCAGACGCGATCGCCTATTCGATACTTCTTCCAGGAGTTATGAGCGGGGTAAATAATACGGGAGATAATGAGAGAGGAGATACGTAGCAAAATGAGTAGCTGGCCGCCCCTGACGGATGAGGAGCTACTGAGCCATCTGGCAGATGATGAGACCTATTCCTCGGGTGGTTGGGTGCCGGCCTATGGGATCGTACAAGCCCGTTCTCCTCAATGGAACAAGCTGCGGCTCGAAGTGCTGCGCGCCCACCCCTATTGTGCCTTTACGGGAGTGGGCTTGAGAGAGTATAAGGGGGCCATGTTTGCGGTGCACCATATTCAGCCCTTTCACCTGTACCCGGAATTGGAGCTGGACATTAAGAATCTGATCGTGCTCATGAGCTATCCATACAATGTCCACTTCCTTATGGGGCACTTGTTGAACTGGAACCGTTGGAATCCGGATATTGTGGCGTGGTGCCGGCGAGCAATCAAAGACTTTAAGGAATAGAACAGTGAAGGTATCCGCAATGGATGGTATCGTCATCGTGGCCGACAAGAGCAGCTGGGCCATCATGCAGCTGACGGTTGAAGAAGCCTATGGTATGCTGCAGGGACTTCAAGGGGCCCTCTCCGATGCTGCTGGCCAGAGGATGGATGGATACAATGCCCGAATTGAGGCCATTGAGGAGATCAGAGCCAAGCGGGAGAACTTTCGCAGCTGGTGTGCGGATCGGTTCATTACCATTGCACCGAATCACCATAAGGTAGAATCAAGCAACTGAGGAGGAGAGATAGGAGAAAGGGAGACATGTTCGGACTAGGATTCGGATTTTTGGGAGATTGGCTACAATCCCGCCGTACCCGCCGGGAGACCGAACTAATCGAATCGCAAATCCGTCTGGAGCAGCTCCGTCATTCCAAGGCCATACTCGAGTCCATCAAGGATGACGGAATGGCTAAAGGGCAAGAGGACCGGCTTAATGACCGCCTTAAAGAGTCTTTAACCTCGGATAATGCCGAGTTCAATGGGATGGACCTGTACCTTAAGGCTAGGTATTCCGACGATACCGGCAATCGTTGGGTGCCGATTCAATCCCCTAGTGACCGCCGCGCCGGGGCTAATTGGCCCCTGTACCGAACCGATACTGAGCTGTCCCAACTACGGATGGCCTCGCGTATCCTGGCTCAAACTAATGCATATGCCATCGGTTTGACCAAGAACCTCCGCAACTACACAATCGAGGCCGGCGGCGTGTACAAGGTTATGCCCAAGGTGAAGTCTCCTCCCCCCCTGATCCAAAGGCTCTGCGATATGGCCCAGCGGGTAGTGGATCGGTTCCTGTCCCTCAACCATTGGAATTCCGTGGTGAGCTGGGATTCCACCCTGACTATCTCGGCCACGAGAGAACAGGAGTGCTATACTCGTATCCCCATCGACGGAGAGGCGTTTATCCGCTTTTTCTTTCGACCCAATGGAGATACCATTGTCCGATTCATCGAACCGGAGCTAGTCTGGAACCGGATCGCCAACGAGAAGGATGGCTGGAGTTTCGGCATCCAACACCAGATGGAACCCTTCGAGGACGTGGAGACTATCGTCAACTACTGTATCACAGTCTCTCGCACGGGAGCATATGAGATTGTGCCGGCCAGCCAGATTCTCCATCTGAAGGGAACCTATACACCCTCGACCGTTAAGAGGGGCATGCCACACTTCTCCTATGATACCCTCAACGCCCTCGAGCGGGCCGCCAAGCTTCAACGCAACGTCTCCTCGGGTGCTGCCATCCGTTCGGCTATTGCCATGATCTGGCAATACCAGCGGGGTACCTCTTCTCAAATCGGCTCGATTGCTCAGCAGTTTCAAGAGTCCGCCTATTCCGATCCGGTAACGGGGCAGACCCGAACCACGGAGCGAATCCCTCCGGCCTCCATCGTGCGCGTTGGAGCCGGGCAAGAGATTGCTACTCCGCCATCAGAACGGGGGAACATGATCGGCTGGATCGAGGGAGTTCAGGGTGACTTGAGGCAAGGGGGTACGGCTTCGTGCTCTCCGGAATATTGGACAGGTAACGCGGAGAACCAGAATTATGCCAGCATCCGGGAGGCCGGCGCCCCCGCTGTCCGCAATGGTAGAGTGGAGCAAGCGTATTTCCAGATGGCATTCAAAAGGGCAGTATGGCAGGCTATCAACTGGGCTGTTCGTTGCCGTCAACTCCCCGAGGAGGTCTTGCAATATTGCGACTTGCAGGTGGACCTGCCCGACCTGATCCACCGGGAACCCATCGACAAGGCGCGGGCCGATGACATCCAGATCAAGAATGGCACGCTGTCTCCTCAAACCTCCATCCGTGAGAATGGTCGAGACCCAGAGGAGGAGGCCAAGAATATCGTGGAATGGCAACAGGAGATGGGAGGCGGAGGTCAGGGGCAGCCAGAGCCGCCGAGTAATGGGGAAGGCGGAGGGGAAGTGTCCGATGGAGAAAGCGAAGGCTTGGGGGACGATAGGTTTTCTTCAGGACCGCCAACGGCGGCAGAGGGGGATGAAGAGGAAGATGAAGGAGACAATGAGGACGAAGAGGAGGGTAATATCCTCCCTTTTGACTCGGGGATTACGGAGTCCTTGACCGAGGCGGAGAAGTGGGAGTGGGAATGGGGGGAGTATAAGAGGATGCAAGAGGCAGAGTCCTACTTCAAAACTTGTGAAAGAGATGACAAGGGGCACTGTAAGAGTGAGGGAGGAAGTAAAGAACAGACTAAGATAGGCGATCGGAGGAAAAAGGACGAGGACGATGAGGAAGACGATGCCAAAAAATGGGATGGGGTTACGGTTGACCAATCGGAGGTAAGCCGCGGCAGTTGGAGAGAGACAGAAGCATTAACAACTTGGACGTTTCGGGATAACGATGGAACAGAATGGGATCAAGAGGTAATTCTAGAGAAGGGATATCTTACTACTCCTGATCCGAATGCGGACGAAGTACCAGTATGGAGGTGGGTGAGTTCTCAAAACGGGTGGGCTACAGATCAAGGGGATTGGGTACTAGATAAAGAGGAAGCGAGAGAAGAAGGACTAAACTACGCATCTGAGAATGATGACCCAGCAGTATCTAGGGAAGAGGATATCTACGACCCTGAAAGATACAAAGAAGCAAGGGAGGTCTTTGATGATCTGGACGATGATTTTACTCTAAGTGTTCTTGGGATAGACGACGGGCATGTTCAAGAGAAGTCCAGAGTCAAGAAACATGAAACTGAATACAGCGACGAGGAAGACCTGGATGCTTACGGGATCGAGGTTAACATCAGCCATCCGAAACTTAGTAGTTGCACGAGATTCTTTGGCATCGACGCAGACGGAAACAAGTTTATTAAGAATGAGCTGTTGGTAGTCAAACCAATGTACCGGGGAGAGGGGCTAGGTACATCTATATTCGCCTCACAAGTAGAACAAGCGTCCAAAAGCGGATTCTCGTACATTCAAACCCATGCTGCTGGAGACAAGGAATCAACGATGAACGGCTACTACACTTGGCCAAGGCTTGGCTATGATCAAGACCTGGAAGACCTGAGGCGATACGAAGACAGTGTTTCAGTCTATGAATCCGCTCGGAAGAAGTTTCCAGAATCTAGGACTGTTCTTGATATAATGGAGTCTCCCGGCGGTAGGGAGTGGTGGAAAGAGAACGGAATTGATCTACGAAATGCTCGTTTCGACCTTCGAGAAGGTTCAAGGAGTCGGCAAATTTTGGCAAGTTACCTAAAAGAAAAGGGGAAATCCTCATGAAAAAGAAGCTGACCAGAAAAGACAGTGGTAGATTTGAGGAGCCCGACATAAGTCCCGAAGAGGATACGATTCTTGATCGTGTATGGGATAGGATTGTGGCCAGGAAAGAGGGACAAAAGAAGAAGATTAGACAGCAAGAATCCGTCCATGCCACGGATTCCTCGACCGTAGTTGGTTCGTAGCCAAGCGAGAAACCCGATAAGAAAACCAAGGGAGAGTAACATGGCGCTGCCTGTATTTCCAAAGTCGGATGCTTTTGAGATAGGACCAGTTACTATCAATGACAACGATCCCCTTCCCGTAACTACAACCGGCTGTTACTTGTATGTACCTCCAGTTGTAGATGACACACTCAAACGGTTGGTTCAGAACTTCATTGCTGGAGATAATGCGTCTCTTCATCCTCTGATTGACCGGACTATGGAACTAGGTAGAGATGACATCATTAATCTACTAAGGTTATGCTTGAAGGAAATCGGTGTAGTATGATGTGCTACCAAAAAATCTGCAAGGAGCGAGAGGTTAAGGAGGACGAGATGTTGAGGTTGTACAAGGAAAATACAGACGGGTCCAAAGAACAATTGCGGAGACTTGCTACAGATGATCCCGACCCATTCATCAGGGAATCAGCTGCAGAACTGTTGGACGATTTGGGGGCAGTGTAATGGTTTGGCAATCCTCCAATGCCTTTGACGTCATCCGCAAGAGTCGGCTCTTGAACCATCTGAGCGGCTTGAGGGTTCGAGTCCAGCCCTCTCCTATCCACGGAGTCGGCCTGTTCGCCATTCGTCCCATCGAACAAGGTTCGGTAATTGGTTCGAGCGAAGGGAAGGAAAGTAGCTGGATCACCCTAACCCAAGAAGAGTTCTCGAACCTGGCGCCCGAGGTGCAAGACCTGGTCCGCGATTACTACCCGCATACAGACGAACGGGGTCAGTATCATGTTCCCGAGCAAGGATTCAAAAGTTTGGATCCGACCTGCTTTATCAATGTCTCCCTCGAACCGAACACGATCAGCACCCATATTTGCGGTAGCTGGTATCTGCTAGCCAAGAGAGACATTGCCGCCGGCGAGGAGATCACGGGGGATTACTACACTCCGAGGGCACCATGCTAAGTATCCACGACGGTCATATTTCGTTGAAGGTCGGTAAGGACTTGAAAGACGGCAAGGCTCAGCTGTACCTGGACGACGGCTCTAAGTGTATAACCATTCACCTCGACATGCAATCATGGATGGCGACGCAAGCCTACATGGAGACACTATTCCTTAAGGAAGAGGAGAAGGAAAGAGAGATGAAGGAGTATCGGAAATGTTGATCGAGCAAGTCAAACGAGGTGGTAGAGTGATCGGAGAAATCCGAAAACTCGATGCTCCGTACAGAGGAGTTTGGTTTGCATATGTCAAAGGAAAACTGGCGTTTAGAGAGCATTATGGGCTCCTTGGAACTTGGCAAAATAAACGACTGGCAATCAAGGCGATAAGGGAGTGGGTCCATGAAACCGTTTGACGTCGATCATTGCTAGGGTGGAGTAGGGGGAGTAGGGGGAGTAATGGCCGATGACCGACCTAGGGGGAAGAGGAAGGAATCGATGCCCCATGGTGGATCAGCAATGCTTATGTGGTTCCGGATCCTACTGCCATGTCCACTTGCGGTATGGAGTGAATTCCCACAAGAAGAAGTCAAAGAGAACCAAGGTAGATAATATCCGCGCTAATGAGACCTACAAGCAAATCTACAAGCTGGTTACACCGAGCGATTGTCAGGGAGGCCGGCGCATCATCAAGAAAACCAATCTGGGCGGAGATGGTTAGGCCAAAGGTAGAAAAATCCTCAAAACAGCAATAAATCTCCCCTATTGACTACTAGAGTAGTAGACTACTGTTAATTAGCTACTAAGCCTATCTTTTTCTCGGATTTCTCTGAAATTCCCCTTTACATGTCCGAAAATGCCCTTGTATAAGTCCAGGTATGCCACCCATTGGCACAAGCAGGAAGCAGCTCCCATCCTCCACGCAACCGCGCTGTTTGAGGGAAAGCAGTTATTCCACCTCGCCGCAGTTCCGGATCGATGAGGAAGCGGGTATTGCCTACAACGTGAAGATTCAGGGGTTTGACTCGGAGAATGGCGATCCGGACGGCAACCCCTACATTACTCGCCGGCATTATCCCAAAGAAGTCCTCCGGCAGGCCATCCCCTTGTATGAAGGTGTACCCGTCAACATCGACCACTATGCTGATGGCAAATGGCGGACCTTCGCCTCGAACTTCGGCAAGATCACCGATGTTTACCTGGCAGCGGATGGACTGCGCGGCAACATGCATTTCAACCGCGAGCACGAATACACCAAGCAATTCCTCGAGGCGGCGCGCCGGGGATTCCGTGTTGGACTGTCCCCGGATGTACTGGCTGCAACTGCTGTGGATGGGAACTGCCTGGTAGTCACCCGGATTAGCGAAGTAAAGTCGGTGGACCTGGTAGCCAATCCGGCTACGACTACTTCCCTTCAGGAGGGCGCCGAGGTGAAGAAAAAATCGAAGCTCAATCCCAAGAATAAGGGACTTAAGGAATCCACCAAGTTGGAGCGTTGCGTCAAGGACGTGAAGAAGAAAGGCAACATCGATTCGGCCTGGGGGGTATGCCGCGCTTCACTGAATGAATGTGGAAACATGAAGGAAACCGGCATGAAGGAATGCGAATGTGTGTCCGCTTCAGCTTGCAATTCTCACAGTCTCAAAAAGCACTTAGCCAGAAAACTCAAAGAGGCCAAAACCATGAAGATCGACAAGAAACAAACCATCAACCTACTCAAGTCCCTCAAGGAAGCCGATGACTATGGCATGATGCCGGATGTTCCACCCGAGGACATCGCCGGCGACATGGAAGGAGGGGAAGGGGAATTGGAGCAGCATATCGGCAACGTGGTTGCGGCCATCCTCAAGGATGATTCTTTGGACAAAAAGGCCAAGCTGAAGAAGATCGGCAAGGCACTGGACCTCCTCGAAGAGGAGGAAGTAGATCCGATGTTGGAGCAAGGCGAGGACATGGAAGATATGGACAAAAAGGATAAGGAAAAGGGCAAGGATGAACTCGAAGAGTCTGGCTCTGACGAACTCCGCGGCCGTAATCAAGCTGGACAGATCCGAGCAATTTGGGCAAAGGATCCTCATGGCGACTACCATCCCGCTAACGAGAGCAAAAACATGGACAAGAATTTGCAAGCCGGTATTGTTGCATTGCGTGAGCAGGTGCAGAAACAGGAAAAGGAAATCCAATCCCTCAAGGAGCAAAAGGCCAAGGCGGACCGCCGGTTCCTGGCTGTCAAGCTTTGCGATGAGGCACGGATTCCCGAGGACTTCCGGACCGATGTCTTCATGACTCAACTCTATGAAGCTCGGGATGAGAAGCATTTGAAGCAGCTGGTTCAGTGGGGACGGGCCATGTCGGCCAGCTCGGCGCCGCGCGGCATGGGTGTTCATTCCCTGCATGAGAGCAAGGAAATGGAGTTCAAGGATGCCGAAGAATTTGCCAACTTCATCAAGGCGAGTTAACTGTTCATCATGACCAGGCAGAAGAACACTTACCGGACTCCCATTGGGGAAATATCCGCCTATACCAAGGGTGAGGCCCGCGCCATTGTTAAGGCACAGACTGGGCACAAGATCCCCCACGGGAACAGGTTTGCCTTGATTCAAACAAACCCGGCGGCTTGTGAAGCAACAACGGGAACAGAAATTCTCCCCGTCGTTAGTGGACGGGACTAACCCAAGAATAGGAGACAGACGATGGGTGTGAATTTGATGTCCAACCTCCCGCAACTCCTGTCGGAGGCGCAGGATTATTTCGGGTACATGGATGACTTCCTCTGGTACTCGGATGGCGGCCTGTGGACCAAGTTAGCCTCTGACTCCGGCGCGTCCGTGGCTATTGATACCACCGCTGGTACGGCCCATGGTGGGCGGGTTCTCCTAACCACGGGTGCTACGGACAATAACGAGGCAGCTATCTACTGGACCAACAAGACCTTTACCGTGGCTGCCAATCGTGCCCTGATCTTCGAGGCACGGATCAAGTACACGGAGGCCAATACTGATGACGCGAATGTGGCCGTGGGTTGGTCCTCGGCCTCGGCAGCCAACCTACTGCAAGACAACGGTGCCGGCCCCGCGGCTTCACAGACGGGTTTGCAAATCTTCAAGGTGGATGGAGGCACGGCGTGGAAGACCTTGAGCAGTCTATCCACCACGCAGACCATCACCACCTCGACCCGGACAGCGGGTGGATCCACTTCGCAAATTCTGCGAATCTGCGTACTGGCTCTGGACTCGACCACGGCGGAAGTGACCTACTACTGCTCGGATGCAAACAACCAGAAGTGCATTGTACCGCTGTACAACGCCAGCCCGAGCAACGCCCGACCGGGAACCAACGTGATCAAGGATATCTGGACCTATACCTCCGCTGCGGACATGACGCCTTACCTGTACGTCAAGGCAGGGGGTGCGAATTCGGAAGTGTTGGGCGTGGACTATGCGGCGGCTTACTCGATCCGACTGTAGTAGAGTGAGGAACAAAAGACGAGACCAATCCGCTATAAATGTAAAGCGGGTGGTCAGGAAGTAAAAGGAGCTTTTAGGGACCGACCCCTTTGGGTTGCGGTCCGATGGCCGGGCCAAGGTGAACTAGCTACTCACCGAGGCATTTATGGGTGCCGCTGCCTTTCCATAGGGGCCGCGATCCAATGGGGTCATGGTCCCTAGTTTATTTTGACAAAGGAGAGGCAGCGATGATCGGCGATATGAAGGCTCAGAACCTCAAGCGCATGGTGGAGAGTAAAGGTCTACAAAAGACCTTGGACCACCTTCGTGAGGCGCTACAGAAACGGTACCTCCGGCCCGAAGACTTCTCGATCAAGAACCTGTTTGCCGGCCTGGTAGACAATGGTGAAGAGGTCCTTCGGCGGATGGAACCCGGCAACGGCGGCGGGATGCGACTGGCGGAAGCCGTGCATGCTGTGGACACCTCGGCATTCTCGAACATCACTGGGCAGATCTTCTTTAACAAGATCCAGGATGCATACCGGAACGAGAATTTCATCTGGCCGGAACTGGTGGAGACCATCCCCACCACCAACCTCAACGGCGAGCGGATCCCCGGTATTGGTGCCATCGGCGACAAGTCAACAGCCGTTGCTGAGGGTAATCCGTACCCCGTGGTTGGGGTCTCGGAAATCTATGTGGATACGCCTCCGCCGCTCAAATTCGGCGAGATTGTGGCCATTACCCGTGAGGCATTGATTGCGGATCGAACCGGCTTGCTCCTCAAGCGGGCTTCCGATGTAGGTCAGTCTTTAGGGTTCAAAAAGGAAAAGGCCGTGTTGGACTGCGTGTTGGGTGTCACCAACACCTACAAGCGGAACGGTACCTCTTCAAACACCTACCTGACCTCTGGCGCCTACATTAACAGCCAGACCGGAAACTCCCTGGTCAACTGGCGGAACGTCGAAAATGCCGACCTGCTCTTTGCGGCCATTACGGATCCATCGACGGGTGAACCGGTCATGATGCCGCCGAATCGGGTTCTCATCTGTCCGCCGGCATTGCGGATGACAGCGCTTCGAATCCTTCGCGCTACCAGCGTCGAGGAAGTCGATAACCGCGTTGCCTCCTCGACCATGCGGGCATCGTCTCCGAACCCGCTGGGCGCCGGCTACTATACGGTGGTCTCGAACCAGTACGTCTACAGCCGGACCAGCTCGAATACGCAGTGGTTTTACGGCGCTCCCAAGGAAGCATTCGCCTGGATGCAGGTTTGGGACATCCAGGTTCTTCAGGCCCCGGTCAACAGTGAAGTTAGCTTCACGCATGACATCGAGATGCGCTTCCGCGCCGATTACATGGGTATCCCAGCGGTCCTGGAACCCCGCAAGATGACCAAGAACGACGCCTAACAGGCGAGGCATGCAAGGAGAAAGCCAACCTCATAAGGGGGAATTCAGATATGGCGATTACTCACCTGATTGATATGAGTTCGGCAACAACCGGCAACGCGGAATTCAAGTTGCCGTCCAATGTTGCCGACGGCCTATCAATCACTGCCGGCGGTTCGGATGTTATGGTGTTCGATACCACAACCGGCGCTGTCAACGTGACCGTATCCGGCACATTGACCGTGGCCGGCGGTATTACCATTGACAGCCAGAACCTCGGTGATGACGAAACCTTGACCTTCGGCGGCGTTACGGTCATGCAATGGTGCACCGATGACGCTAATGCTAACAAGTTCGTGATTCAGCTGCCCACGGGTGGATCTGTCGATGTCCCCGTTATCACAATCGGTCAAGGAGCCGGCGTGGTAGGGGACATGGGTATCCATGACGGGCAAACTGAGCCTCTGGTTTGTCTTATTGCTGTGGGGGCCGCCGCTACTGGATCAGTCATTGAAACCCGCAAGTCCCGTGGTACTGCTGCCGCTCCTACAGTAGTCACCTCTGGAGATGACTGCGGCGTATGGCGGGGCTTCGGCTGCGTCGCTGCCGGAGAATGGGTCCAGTCTTGTGAAATCCTGATGGAAACCACAGGCACCATTGCCACGACTCGTGGGCCTGGGGTTATCACCTTCAAGACCGCTACCGATGCTGCTCCTTCGGTTTTGACTACGGCAATGGTCATCTCCGCTGCGCAGAATGTGCTGATCTCCGGAGGCGGTGGCTTGACCGTGGGTTCCAATGCCACGGATCGGACAGCCATGAAGGGATTCTATATGAACCCTTCCAACGTTGCTGTAGCGGTCCCCTCAATCACTGACCCGGACATTGCTTCGGTGGTTGTCAACGTCGCCTCTGCTTTCTCGATGCAGCCGGCTGTTGGCGACGCGGTGATCGCTATTCCTCAGGAAGCTCTGCCTAGCAACTGTAAATTCCAGGGTGCTTACGTCACCAATACGGACGAGATTACTCTGGTATTCGGCTCGGAAGGGGGCAACGTTACCGGTGACAATAAGAACTTCAAGTTTCTGGTGATTGACCTGACGTAACCAACCAGACCACCGATCAACTACTTGTGCGAGGAGGAGATAAGCAATGAGTAAAGGTCATGGACAAGGACAGCAACCACAACCATCTTCTATTTCTCAGACGGCTCAAGAGGCCAAAGGAAAGGCCGAGCAGCAGAAGAAGGAGATGGAACAAAAGAAGGCGGACTTGCAGGTTCCCAATGACCTCCCCGCTCCGCCCGAGGCTAATCGACCGCCGCAGCTGGCGGCAGCCATGAAGAAAATGGCGGATGGCCTCAAGCCCAAAACAGCGGATCGACAAACGGAATTGGGACACCGCTACACAGTCAATGCCGCCGAGGAAAATGCCATCGAGGCAGCTTCTAATGATGGGCAGCTACACAAGTGGTACGTTATCCTCCCCGAGTGGCCGGCCAAGGTGGTCGAGGCTTTCACGGAAGCGGAAGCCATCGCACGATACATGCGGTGGGGTGGGATCAATGGCACGGACAAACTCTTTCACATCTCCTTGGCGACCGACGCTCAAGTGCAAGAGGAGAAGGAACGGGAAGACCTGGTCCGACGGCAGAAGATGGAACGCGGTTTGATCCGCGATCCTCAAGTACAACCTCAGATTCAACATCAGCCCCAACCGGCAACAGTCCAACAGCCAGTAACGGTATAAGAGAAAAGAAGCCCAATGAAGTAACCGACTTGCTCATTCCCGTTCTGGTCATTGTTGCCTTGTTTCTGGTCCTGGTTGTTGCAATGGGAATGAAGTCAGCATTCAGATAAGGGAGATAGCAAAATGGCGGATTTGTCAATCACAGCAGCTTCCGTCCTTAAGGGGACCGGCGCAGTAACCTCGAATGGAACGGCAGGAGCAACCATTACCGCTGGGCAAACCCTGTACATCGACACGTCAGATTCAAACAAGCTGAAGCTGTTTGACGCTAATGCCTCGGCAACTACTTCGGTTCTGGCCGGCGTGGCCCTGCATGGAGCGTCCTCGGGACAGCCAATCAGCTACCAGACAGCGGGACCGATTACCATTGGCGCCACAGTGGCCCTTGGAACCATCTATATCGGAAGTGCTACGGCAGGGGGAATCGCTCCAAGTAGCGACCTGGCCTCGGGGTGGTACACGAACATTCTCGGCGTGGCCACGAGCACTAGCGTTATCACCATCAACATCAACGCCTCAGCAGCGCTGGTCCCGTAGGTTTACGGTTCCCCTCAGGATCGGACGGACTTGGAGTAAGTGAGATTAAAGGAGGAGAAATATGAGTCTTCGAGCCAAGGTAGCCGGATACGGGGGACAAGTTGCCGCAGCAGCTCAGCAAGAGGCAGTCTCTCAAGGCCTTAAGAATCCCGACGTGACCGTGGGAGAGCACGAGTATGATGTAGACTTGCTGCCCGACCTGCCTCCACGGAAGATTCGCGCCGATTCTCCGGACGAAGCCTATCTGAAATACCGCTACTACATGGGTGTTGCTCATACGAGCCGTACCCCCCATATCAAGCTTAGCGTGGAGCAGGTGCGATCCGCAGCGACAACGGAAAATCCCCCTGCTCCCATCCATCACCGACGGTCTGAAGAAAAGGACTAGGTCATGGCTACGGCACAGGAGAACATGATTACCGCGCGGAACCAGATTGCCGAGCGGATCGTGGAATTGACTGCCTCGCTCAATCCCGACTATTCGGAAAATGGGGAGTCGGTGCAGAACTCCGCTTACCTCGATTCCCTCATGAGGCAGCTGGAAAAAATCGAAGAGATCATTCAGGCGATGGGTGGGCCGTTTGAACAGAGAGCCCGAGGCATTACTTGATTACTTGAGAGTTAGGGATGAACAATGTCTGTTACCCTGGACTTCTCGGCAGACTACCGCGTATGGGGTTCCCCCGAGGCGGTTACGCTCAAGTCGGTCCGTCCGAATTCCGCCGATGCGGAATACCCGGTAACAATTGCCATTCGTCTGCCTCTGACTACCAAGGAGAGACAGGCCTCGAACGGAGTCTATACGGGTCAGGATGTGCGTTGGGTACTCCCCAAGCCCCTAATCAACGATGGCAGCACGGCGCCCAAACCGAGAGACACGATCCGCGATGCCGCCGGTACGGATTGGACGATCCTCGATGTATCCTTTGGCCGGCTCCGGCAAAGTTACCAATGCATCAGTCGGGATCTGGTTCTCCATGCCGACCTGCGGGACCGGGTCAACATTGTTCGTGCCGTGATTACTCAGGATGCCGCCAAGGGGCTGATAAGAACCTGGACCACAGGTCCCTACTTGAACGTGCCGGCGCGAGTTCAGCCCATCGAGTCTATGTCCGTGGATGAACGCGGCAAGCGAGGATTCCGGACGGCTTACGACGTGATCGTGGGTAGACAAATGGATATCACGGATGAAGATAGGGTGCAATGGACCAAGAACGATGGTAGTAGCGTAACCTTGCAGATACTCGGGGTACGGAACCCGGAGAGGATTGACGAACTCATGGTGATCCGCGCGGAGGTAGTGCCTTGATGGTTGTCTCACACTTGGACGAAGCAATGGCCGAGATCCGCAAGCAGGCGATGGATCGACTGACCAAGGCCGGCTATTACTTGGCGGACAAGATGAGCGTGGCTCTTTCCGTGCCCTATCCTCCGGCTTCCTTGCCCGGGGAGAGACCGAGGAGAAGAACAGGGGATCTCCAAGGAGCTGTGCAAGTAGCGCGGTATGACGAGGAACTAAGGGTAAGAGTCGGCATCGAGGATCGAGTCTATTACGGAGTGTTCCTCGATCGCGGCACCCGAAACATGGAAGCCAGACCCTTTTTGTCCTATATCGTGGCAACCTACGCGCCGAACCTGGC